TGATGGATGAATTAAAGCAACAAGATCTGCCCGTGGACCTTAGTGGTTTAGCTGAACTCGACGACGGCAGTGCAGAGATTGATCTGTTGGACAGCGAGTCCGAAATCACTGAGATGCCTGACGGCTCGGCCATAGTCGAGCTGCCCGATGAAGGCCCAGAGGAAAACCCAGACTTCTACGCCAACATGGCGGAAGACTATGACTCCTTTGATCTGAAGAAGATGGCCACGCGCTACCTCGACTTGATCAAGGTGGACAAAGAAGCACGTGCGCAGCGCGACAAGCAATATGAAGAGGGCATCAAGCGCACTGGCTTGGGCAATGACGCCCCAGGCGGTGCAACCTTCATGGGCGCATCCAAGGTGGTCCACCCTGTCATGGCCGAGGGCTGCGTTGACTTCGCCTCCCGTGCCATCAAAGAGATGTACCCACCAGACGGCCCCGTCCGCACCAAGATCTTGGGCAAGATGGACGACACCAAGGCCGAAGTGGCAGAGCGCAAGCGCGACTACTTGAACTGGCAGATCACCGAACAGATCGAAGAGTTCCGCGACGAGCAAGAGCAAATGCTCACGCAGTTGCCATTGGGCGGCTCACAGTATTTCAAACTCTGGTTCGATGAACAAAAGAAGCGCCCATGCGTGGAGTTCTTGCCAATTGACCGCATGATCCTGCCATTCGCAGCGACCAACTTCTACACCGCACAACGCGCAGCCGAACTGCATGAGATCACCTCATGGGAGTTCAACCGTCGCATTGACAGCGGCATGTATCGTGACATCTCCTTCATCAAAGCATCGATGGAGCCTGATCAAACGAAGGCACAGAAGGCCAACAACAAGATCGAAGGCAAGCAGTTCCAAGACAACGAAGACGGCTTGCGCAACATTTACCACGTGTACACATGGCTTGAGCTGGAAGACGACACGTACACCAAAGGCAAGATGGCCCCGTACATCTTGATGGTGGACGAACTCGACAACGAAGTGTTGGGCCTGTACCGCAACTGGGAAGACGGCGACGAAACCATGACCAAGCTCGACTGGGTTGTGGAGTTCAAGTTCATCCCATGGCGCGGCGCATACGCCATTGGCTTGCCTCACTTGATCGGTGGCCTCAGCGCGGCCCTGACAGGCTCGTTGCGTGCCCTGTTGGACTCGGCACACATCAACAACGCTGCCACCATGCTCAAGCTCAAGGGCGCGAAGATCAGCGGCCAGAGCCAGCAAGTGGAAGTGACCCAGATCGTTGAGATCGAGGGTGCGCCCGGCGTACAGGACATCCGCCAGATCGCCATGCCAATGCCATTCAACGCCCCAAGCCCCGTGCTGATGGAGTTGTTGGGATGGCTGGACAAGGCCGCCAAGGGTGTGGTGTCTACCTCCGAAGAGAAGATCGCGGACGTGAATGCCAACGCCCCAGTGGGCACCACACAGGCTTTGATCGAACAAGGCGCTGCGGTGTTCTCTGCCATCCATGCACGCTTGCATGAGTCACAAAGCCGTGTGCTGAAGATCTTGTGCCGCTTGAACCGCTGGCACTTGGAAGAGCAGCGCAAGGGTGAATTGGTTGCCGACTTGGAAATCAGCAAAGATGACTTCAAGCGCAACACCGACATCGTGCCAGTGTCTGACCCTCACATCTTCAGTGAGACACAGCGCATGGCCCAAATTCAGGCCGTGGTGGCACGCGCGGACAAGCACCCTGATCTGTACAACGCACAGGCCGTGGAAGAGCGACTGCTCAAGCAGTTGAAGATCCCCAACGTCAATGAGCTGATGAAGAACACACCTGCACCTGAGCAGCGCACATCGGCTGACGAGAATGCCGCCATGCTGATTGGCCAACCAGCCTACGCATACATGGCACAGGATCACATTGCCCACATCCAAGACCACTTGCAGTTTGGCTTGAATCCGTTCTTTGGCCAGTCGCCATTTGCGGACCCAAGCTACTTGAGCAACTTGATCGAACACATCAAGCAGCACATGACCCTGTGGTATTTGAACCGCAGCAACAGCTACGTGGCTCAAGCAAACAACGGCAACCCCGTGGACCACTACGACGATCCCGCGCTCACTGCACAAGTGGACAAGGCATACGCTGTGGTTGGCGCTCACGTGGCACTGGACACGCAAGAAGTTTTCCAGCAGTTCGCCCCAGCCTTCCAACAGCTCGTGCAACAAGCACAGCAACGCGCACAACAGCAACGTCAAGTGCTGCCGCCAGACGCTCAGGTGGTCAAAGACACCGCCATGGCAGAAACGCAGCGCAAGGCGCAGGCAGACGCGCAGAAGGCTCAGGATGTGCAGGCAAAGATTGCATCCGACAGCGCCAACAAAGACAAAGACATCCAAGCGCGTATCGCTATCGAAAACGCTAAGATCACTGGTCAAGCAATCCAAGAAAACATCGTGCAGCAAAACACTGCACAGATGCACGGATTGGAACAAGCCAACGATGTGCAAAAGCACGCGCTGGAGCAAAACAATGCAATGCAACAAGCTGCAATGCAACAACAGGCGACACCGCCACAACCTGAAGGAAACCCAAATGTCAACATCTGATGCAGAACAAAAAGGCCCAATGGTGCGTTACCACGCTCGTATGGCACAAGGCGTAAAGCTGGACGGCACAAGCCTGCAACCCAAAGGCGGCAGCCAGCCAGCTAAGAATCCTCAAGGCGGCTTGGCCACCGTGAGCAAGAAAAATAAATGATCAACCCACTGATCGACAAGATCAAACAGCGGCAACATGAGATTGAAAAATCTTTGGCCGCTGGTTCTCCCGTAAACTGGGAGTCATACCAGCGCATGGTTGGCGAGAACTACGGCTTGCAATTTGCAATCGATGTGATCAACGGCTTGCTGGATGAAGAGAGAAACCAAGAATAAAGACTGGTGGAAACAATTCCACTGGCAAGATAACCCTCACTCCGAGGGCGAGGCCGCTGCTAACCGCAGCTTTAATGATGACGCTGAAATATGCGTTTTAGGAGAGTGTGATGAGTGAGAAAGACCCGATCCCCACGTTTGAGGGGGACAATTCAACGCCAGACGCAGAGTCACTAGCATGGTCCTTTCCAGAGGTCGATGCAGGTGTTCAGCCCTTGGGCGGACGAATCTTGGTGCAATTGCGCCGAACAAAGAAGAAGGTGGGACGCATCATCTTGGTTGACGAAACCAAGGAGAGCGAAAAGTGGAACAACATGGTTGCCAAAGTGGTTGCCATCGGTCCATTGGCCTACAAAAACCGCGACAACATGGAAGCATGGCCAGAAGGCTCATGGATTCAGGTTGGTGACTTCATTCGCGTACCTCGTTGGGGTGGTGACCGCTGGGAACGTCCCGCACCAGACCAAGCTGAGGGCGAAGATCCAGTCCTGTTCGCTGTTTTCAATGATCATGAGGTGATCAGCAAGGTGACTTGCAACCCTCTGAGCTTCAAAGCATTCGTCTAACAAGGAAAAACACCATGGCAACTGATAAACCAGATCTGAAAGATCTAAATATTCAAGAAGTCGATGACGGTTCAGCCGTGATCGAGCTTCCAGAGGGCGTCGAACCCATCGATATGTCCGACGACACACCTCAAGAGCCTGTCGAACCAGTCGAAAAGGCTGAAGGCGGCACCGCTGAAGAGGACGAAGATCACCCCGATGACACCGAAGCCGTCCGCGCGGCCCGTCGTGCCCGTCGTCGTGCCAAAAAAGACCTGATTCGCAAGACAAACGAGGAAAAAGACGTTCGCTTG